GTGTAGTTCGGCAGGTTGAAAGTGGTGCCCTGCCCAGCAACTGTGGCCATGATTGGCTCCTTCTGGTAGTAACTGGGCTAGGACGTTTGCCGTGCCTCAGTTGGGGTTAAGTGCCATCCCGGCCTTGAGCCGGATGGTTGCCTTCGTGTCGCCTGCCTTCTCAGACGCGGCGATCTGCTCAGCGATGCCGAGCGGCGCGGACGCCGAGCGGCCTTGAGCGGGGTTGGGCCTCATGCCCGGAGTGACTGGCTCAGGAGTCTTTCCGAGCCGGGGGTTGGCGGTGACAGCCTCAGCAATGGCAGCCGTGACGGCCGCAGTGTCCGAGGGGTCCACGTCCGCGAGCTTCGCCAGGAAGGTCCGCGAATCGAGCAATGCGCTGGGGTCGGCGTCCGTTGCCTGCGCGGCACGGAACACGGCCAGTTCGACCTTGGCCTGACGCGCTTCGGCGCCTGCTGTGGTCAGTTGTGCAGTGAGTACAGCAGGGTCGGCGGGCTCGTCGTTCTCGATGAGGCCGAGGGCCTTGCCGATGGTCTGAGCGAACTCGTTGCGTGCGTCTGTGGCTGCCTGAGCCTTGGCGTTGACGCGATCGGAGCCGTTCTCCTTGCGGAGACGTTCGATCTCCGTCTTGGCCGCTGCGGGGTCGTCCCAAGGGTTGACCTTGGCCGGCTCGGCAGGCTTGGCGGGTTCCGCGGGCGCCGCTGCAGCGGGCGCCTGAGGGACTACGGGAGCCGCTGGGGCGGCAGGGACTACTGCGGGCTCAATGATGGGCACGGTCATGACTGATGTCCTCCAGGGACGGTTGTTGAACTTCCCCGCACCAGGCGGGAGGCTGATTACTTACCGAGCAGCGCGGCAATGCTCTTTCGCAGGTTGGCGATGTCGATCGCGTTGCGCTTCGGGTCGACCTCGAACGCCCGGAGGCGCCCACGCAGACTGGCGAGTTTGGCTGCGTCAGACACGGCCGCTGACACCTTGGCCACGCGAGGCTTGCTCTTGCTGCCCTTGTTGGCCGAGCCGGTCACAGGGCGACCCTCAAGGGCCTGCCGGAAGGCGTTGCGTGCGTCATTGCCGGACCGGCCTCTGGTCGAGTCCTTCCAGAGCGCCTGCATCTCGCGCATCCGCGCAGACGGCTCGTAGGCGGTGAAGACGGGTTCAGCGTGACACTGGCAGAGCCCGCCACTGCCGTCCGCGTTAGGCGTATGAGCCCGAAAGTTGGCCGACTGTTTCGACGTGTACAGGAACCCAGCGCCAGATCGCAGCGCCAGCATGACGCAGAACGAGCAAGCACCCGGAGACGTGACGCGCGCCCAGCCCTTAGCCTCTTTGTCCTGCCGCACGGCCCCGATGATCGTGTCCCGGCCCTGATCGAGGACCAGATTCTGCACGGCTCCATCGAGTTGTGTCATGACCGCAGTCGTGGTCTCCGTGGTGACGGGGCCATACAAGTCTGTGGTCGCCCACGACACAGCCGACTCGATCACCGAATCCGCAGGCGACGGCGCCAGTTTCAGCGACGGCCTGCCGGGTACGGACGCCGCGTGACGCTCGGCTTGGTAGTAGGTCAGCGCAGCGGCGGCGGATGCCTGCCCGTACCGCTGGATGATGGCCCGGACGGCAGCCGTGAACTGGGGCATGGTGGCCTGCAGGTTGTGCAGGTCCAGCAGTGGCCACGCCTCACGCAACAACGCCGGGATCAGCGAGACGAGAGCCGCCTGACCGACCTGGTGCTCATCCGCTGGGCGGGGTGGCGCCTCAACTGTTGGCTGGGGCACTGACCGGCATCTTCTTCGGCATCACGGCAGGCGTCGCGCCAGGCGCGCCGGGAATCACAACCGGCTTGAGTTCCCCGGCAAGGTCGGCGGTCACCAGCTTCTCCGTCCGCAGAGACTTGGCTTCCATGCTGTGCGCGATCTCCATCAGCATCGACTGACCCTGATCCACAGCGCGGTCCTGAGCGAGTCGAGCCCGCTCAACCGCGGAGTACCCCAACCTCTTCAGCGTCACGTCAGAGGTCGCAGGGATCGCACCAGAGGCAATCTGTTTGGTGATCGCGTCCGAGGTGCCCGCGACGGTCTGCGGGGCCGGGTCGCGCCAGTCCGTCTCAAGCAGGTAGGCGTTGTCCGGGAGCGAGCCGTCTCGGATCAGCAGGGCGAGACACATCGTCTCTTCCCAGTCGTCAGAGAAGGTGACGTGGTGCTTCAGGGATCGGGACGTCAACTCTTCATAGCCCGAGCGGATCGCGTCAGCCGAAGCGGGGTTGCCTTGCGTGTAGATGCCCAGGAAGTGAGGCGGTACACCCATGTTCCCGGACATGATCTGGGCGTACTCGTCCATCAGCTTCGTGTGGACTGAAGGGTCGTTGGCCGCGAACTCCCCGATCGTGGGAAGGTTGCCGTCCTCGTCGCGCTCGACCATCCACACCTTGTGCAGGTAGGTGTCCCACGCGGTGACAGCCGAACCGTCAGCCTTCTGGAACGACTCCTCGGTCAGGCCAAGCGCGTACCGTCGCGGTGCCGAGAAGAACTCCCGCCCAACCTCCATGCCCAGCATGGTCCGGCAGGCCGAGTCCACGGTGTTCATCCATGCCGCGTTGATCTCCGAGAGCCCGTCACGGTTGGACAACCGCTGACGGTTCGCCATCCGCACCACGGGCACGCGGCCAAGTTGATGGTCGTCGCGCTCAATGATGTCCCACTTGACGGCGGCCGGGTTGCCAGTGCTGGACGACCGGGCCATGTAGATCGTCTTGTCCGGCAGATACAGCGCCGCGACCTCTTGGCCGTACATGTCGCTCGTGAAGTCGGTATCAAGGTAGATCTGCAGCGCCGCCGAGACGCGACGCATCCGGGCGTCATAGGTGGCGATCATGTTCAGCGGCGACTCCGACGTGATGAGCGGCTGACCGTTGGTCGTGTCGTCACCCGGGCCAACGATGTTGTACGCCCGCCCATAGACGAGGGCATCGAGGTGGGTCAGACGCGACTCACCATCAAGTTTGTTCGCCTGCCAGATGCCCTGCAGGTCGTCGTCAACATCCGTCGCTCCAGGGAAGCGGAAACCCTCTATGACGCAGCGGTTATCCAGGGCGTCGACGCCAATCATGGGCCAGCCAACAACCGTCCGCAGACCCACCAGCGACGGCGGGATGCTGATGCCAAGGTCCTGCATCTTCTGCATACCGTCGTAGTACAGGCCCCGCAGCTCGAGGTAGGGGCGCTGCTCGAACAGCCGCATCCCCAGCCAGTTCGCCGCGCCCTGCTCCTCGTCGGACAGACCGAGCGACGGCAGGGACGGGATCGCAGCAGATGGAGCCATGAACAGCGGAGTTAGGGCGTTACCGGCCACCGGGCACCCCTTTTCTCAGTCGAGGAGGATCGCTCGGCCTTTGCCGTGACCCTTCTTGCGCTTCTGCCATTCCTTGCTCGCCAACACCAGGCGGCGGACCATCCGCACACCGACCACGCACACTGCGGCGTCGATCTTGCGGGGTGAGTCCTTCGACTCCTTGGAGATGCTTGTGCGGCCCTTGTAGTCGTGTCGGCGAGCGTTGCCCACATGGCGAGCCACGACCGCGTTGCCGTCATGAGTGAAGCCCTGCTGCAGGATCTCCTCAAGACACGTCTCAGTGGCCTCAGCGAAGTCGTAGGCCCGTGAGCGCATGTCCCACGCAATCGACATCGGCTCACGTGCCGCAGGGGCCGCCATGATGACGTACCTGTCCTTGTAGCGATCTGGCCAAGTCACCTTGACGAAGCCCTGCCATTCCTGCACGTCAGCGAAGAACGCAACGACGTCGTACTTCTCGTGCGCGCCGATCACAGCAGAGTCGACAGCCCCAACAGGCACCACGTCGTCGGCGTTGTGTGCCGTGTCTGGCTCCCACACGCCCACCGTGAACACGTGCCCGTCAGACATCCGGCAGCCCATGAGCGCCGTAGCGTCACGAGACTTCGAGCCATCGAAGAACAAGCACACAGCCTCTTTGGCGGCCACAACCTCGTCAGGCCTGGAGAGCTTGGCCCAGTCCTGCGGCTCGATCCACGCATCCTCATCAGCGGTCGGCTGGTTGAAGTACTTGCGACGCGAGTCAGCCGACGATGCCTGCAGGTCCCAGATGCGTTCCTTGATGAACTCAAGGTCAGCCCACCAGCAGTCGTCATAGACGAACTTGAGCGCCTCAGTGACGCCGGTCTCACCTTTGGAATGGTCTGGAGTGTCGGTCAAGACTGCGGTCGGCGGGGCGACCCGGGCGTCATACAGGATCTTCGTTGAGCCGCGAGCGTGACCCTCTTCCTGTGACACCCAAGCCAGGAACGAAGACTCAGCAACCGACTCCTTGCCGGGCATCCATGAGTTGCACGTCTCGATCATCCGAGACCCGCTCTTGGCTAGGTTGTCCGCCAGTGTGGACGCGAACACGATCCCGCCGTTGCCCGGCAGCCAATGCTCTGGCTCATCACCGACCACGCATGTCGGCTCGCCACCCTCAGCTGCGGTCGAGGACGATGTCAGGACGTGGAGCTTGCCGCCACCGGCTTTGTTGTACCGCTTCTCGCCAGGGTCGAGGTCAAAGTCCCGGACGATGCGCGAGCCCTTGGGTGCGAACGCCCGGACCATGCGCATCGTGTTGTCGGTCTGGGACTCAGCGGTCGCGGCGATCTGCACCAGAGGCATCGCCACCGGCTTGCCGACGCACCCGCCCTTAATCTTGGGATCGAAGTCCTTGAGCCGCACGGGCGCGCACAGTTCAATCAAGGCGATGACCGCAGCGAAGGGCGACTTGCCCGAGCCCTTAGCCAGCCTGCGAACCGCGCGGCGATAGATCCAAGTGCCGTCCTCGTTCAAGCCATACCAGTGCAGCAAGAACCGGACCTGCGACATCGTCGGCTGCCAACGCTGGCCAGCGTGAGGTCCGTTCGGCTGCCTCAGGTACTTCGTCCCGAACTTGACGGCTTCCCACCCGAGGGTCAGCGCGGGCTCACCGAGCGGGAGAGTGACTAGGCGGTCGAGCGGACCAACCTCACGCGCCATCGCCGGCAGTCAGGTACGCCAAGAGTGCTGGGTTGTCACGCAGCGTGGCGAACAGCGGCCCCGTCATCGCCGAGACAGTGAACTCCTCGACGGAGACGCCTTGGACGCGATCGCGCGCCTCATAGACGGTGTCGGCGTAGACGTTGGGGTGAGAGCCGGACTGGCGTAGGGCGCAGTGCAGGATCTCGTGTATCAGGCTGAAGCGGTTCGCGTCTGCTGCGTGCTCAGGGTTGATGCCGATGATGAGTTTCTCGTGGTCGGAAAACGCGATCCACTCGCCCTTCTCGCCGAAGTTGGCCTCATCCGAGGCTGCCTTGAGCACCACCGGGTCCATGATGATCCGATAGGTGACCGAGCCGACGCGAATACTGGCAGGCATTTCTGGCGTCATATCTAGCACCCGACTCAAGTGCGTGTCCCATCCGGTGCCGTCCATCACGCGCTCGCAAGTTTGCTCTGGAAGTCAGCCAGCGCCGTCACCGACGCAGCCTCATCCTCATCCACGGCCGCGCCACGCTCCAGTTCCACCCGCGACCGGCGACGATCACCCTCAGTGACCAGCAGCGACGACATCGCCTTGAGGTACGCCGACAGACTCGCACCCTTGAGTGGGATGGTGCCGAAGATCGCACCCTCCTTCTCAGTGAAGCCCACGACCTGCTCCGACAGATCCCGCGAGATCGACTCAGCGATCAGGAACGCGGTCGCCCAGTCAGACGGCTCGTAGAACCGAGACTGACCGGACAGCGCCAGTGAGTCGTACCAAGTCCGGGCCACCTTGTGCCACGCATCGTCAGCCGTGGGAGCGACGACAGTCTTGGCTGCCGGCGCCTTCGTGATCTTCTCGCCATCGGCAGGCTTGTTGGTACGACGACGCTCAGACGAACGCTTCGGGACTGGGCCGCGAGCAGCCATGTTGACCTCCAGGGCCGGAACGCGCCACCAGGGCGCGATTGAAACGGACGTGCGGTAGGTGATGGGGTCGAACGTCGAAACCCGTACAGGATGGCTGGCGCTAACCGAGTCGCACAGCACCCTTACCAGGGCGGGGTGGGGTCCCCAGGGGGTCTGTTGGTGCGATGGAATGTGTCAGATGAGTCCGGGGTGTCGTTCGACTGGTCGCTTGCCTCGGGCGGCGCGTCGTGTGCTGCCTCGTGCTGCCTCTGCCTTGCTCTTGTCCTTGTGGCAGTCGCGTCCACACGTAGGGCACGCACTGCCATGGATAGGCGCAAGGTTCGATGCGTCGTGCACTGACAGATCAGTACGTGTCCACTCTGCCCAGCAGATGACGTGGTCTACCTGTGTCGCTTGCCCATGTCCACACAGGTGGCACACGTGACCATGTGCAGCAAGGATGCGTGCTGCCTTGTGTGGGTTGATGTAGTCGGCTGACGTGCGGCGCTTCTGGTCCCACGCCATGCGTCACCTCATGCGGTCAGTACGTCGCGAGCCATTCGGCCTTGACGGTCGCGCGATGCTTGCTGTTGATGAGGACGAACACGATGATGGCGCCAGCGATCTCATCGAATGGCCCAGGGATCGGCAGGACTGCGAACAGTAGACCGACCTTCGCCCACCTCGGAAGCTCCGAAGACCTCGCAAGTGCCGAGGTGGTGCGACTGGCGCGCTTGCACAAAACCCAAACTCGGTTCGTCACGTTGCTCAGAAGGAATCCGAGTGCGGGTCGAGGAACGCGCTCGGCTTCGCGGTGCGCTTCGCTGCCGCCGAGGCGTGGGCCTTGGCATCTACGTCCAAGAGCGCCACTGCCACACCGCCAGCGACGGCTACAGCGCCGGCTGATGCGATGGCCCACGGGATGGACTGCTGCCAGTTCAGGACGAGTGCTGCAACGACGAGTGCGAGGCCCCAGGTGATGGTGCTGTATGTGCGGCTCATGCCCGCATCATGCTCCTGTCCAACTCGGCGCGCTATAGGCCGAACGGACCGCTAGCGCAACGCTGCGCTCAGGGGAACTAAGACCCAGGCGAGCAACCCGAGGCCGATCCAGTTGACCTTGCTGGGCACGCCAGCAGCGGCGAGGCCGAACGAGACGGCGGCGACAATGAGCAGGATCAGGTCGATGGTGTGCATGGGGCTCCTTGCGGTTGCAGGTCATGAGTCAGCGCTGATCGCGCCTCTAACAGCTCGTCTATGCGCTCGCTGAACCGCCGGACGTTGGGCAGGTCGGGGGCGGCCACTGCGCGGGTCAGCATCTTGCACAGGGTGGTGAGTGCCTCGTCTATCTCAGCGAGGGAGACGTCAGCGCGCCTCGTGATCGTCATGGCTCGAACACGGCCAGCACTTGATCGGCGGACTCTTTGATGGCGACGTGGACCTGGACGAAGTGCCCTGGGTTGAGGCGGTTCGCGCCTTCCTTGATCTGGGTCATCGCCTCAGTGAGTGCATATCCTAGGTC